AAGTGGTATAATTGACATTTCGGTCTATTTTTTCTGCATGGAATTAAATGCAATATCTAGGTCCTCGGAAAGGTTCGCTTCCTGGTCCGCCAGGGCGTCGCATCCTGCGATGTCTCCGGCTTGGTAAAGCTCTCGCCTTTTGGCCTGGATCTGCTGTATTTTCTTCTCAATCTCTCGGATCTCTTTGGTCATGGTTTCTCCCTTTGGCCCCGCTAGGCGGGGCCGGTTTTATTTAGGCCGTGGCTGCCATGTGTTCAGCCGTTACTCTTTCCCGGATTTCCCGGATTTGTTTCTTGACCTTTTCGCGGACTTCGGCGGTGTCGGTCATGGTCTTGAAAATTCCCGTGGCCTTCGCCTCGCCGTCCTCTTCGTTGTTTATCTGGACGATGGTTTCTGGGAGCCCGAAGTCGTCAAGCTGATCCTTGGAAAGGATGAAATATGACACTCCGCCGCTTAGTGGGCGGGTGCTGGTCATCTTGTCCAGGCGGTAGAATTTATTCTCCGCGAGGATCTCGTTGGAAATGTCGTCTTTGTTTTGCATCTTAGTGCCTCCCTTCTGAATATATAATATCCTATCGTTGGGTTTTGAGTCAATGGGGTGAGATAAAAAAACCGCATTTTCTGCGGTTTTTTGTGTTTTTTTTTTATAGTCCGGAAATAGTCCGGAAATAGTCCGGAAATTACGGTTTTCGGGTAATAATATGGAAAAGGGATCCGGCTGCGATCCCGCCTGCGATCAATGCGGCCGCCTTCCATGCCTGGGCGGCCTTCAGGGCCTGGATCCTCTCTCCTTCAATCCTCGCTATTTCGGCCTCCAGGGCGGATCGGATAGCCGCTATTTCCTGGGCGTGCGCTGCGCTCGATTGCGCTTGCCAGGCCGTCAAGCTGTCCAGCGATTGCGTCAAGGACGTCCGCTCTGCTTCCGCCTCGCTCAATGATGCCTGCAATACCTCGACCAGCTTCAATAGCTCCCCTGATTCCGTCCTCCATCCGGCCGCTTCGCTCCTTAGCTTGGCCGATAATTCTCTCAAGCTCGAGGCTAAATTTAATGGAATCGGCGCGGGCTGATTCGGCCATTGTTCGGCGCTCTGCTGCTCTGCCGGCGGTGTCCCCGGCGGTATAGCCTGCGGGATATCCGTATCGATAGCCTGCGAAAAAGCCGCCACCGCCGACAATAAAAAGGCATAGAATAAAAATCGCCGCTTTCGTTGCTGCATTCATCGTGTCCCCTCGGGATCCTCGATCCCGAAATAGGCCAGGGCCTCCTCCCTGGAATCGAACCAATGCCAGCCGTCTATGGGGAGGGCTAGGCTTTCCCTATTCTCCCTCCGGAGGCTGTAGGCTTTCGATTCGACGAAATTCGGGCCGAAAAATAGCTGCCCGTCCTGGTACTTGTAAAATCCGCTCGTGTCCATGAATCCTCCTTTATCCTGAAATAGTCCAGCCCTTATCCGTGGCGATGGCTCGGTCTGCGGCGCTGAGGGCTGCGGCTCCCGCCGATCCGGTGATGGTGATTGTCTTCCCTACTACGGTCTTGAGGTTGCCAAAAATCTTGACTAGCTCATCGCGAGAGAGACGGGTATTGCTGAATTCAATCGAGCATCCAATATTGAAAACGTCGCATACTTCGAGGCTGTAGCAGTCTTTTGCAAAGTATCCGGCGGATGTTACGAAATTAAAATCAATCGCAGGGATTTTCTTCAAACTGTAACAATTTGTGAACATTCCTTGTGCGAATTCGTTCAATGGTAAATTGATGGTTCCCACCTTAATCATGTTGTTACATCCATAAAATAAATTCCCTACTGATACCGCGTTAGGCGCATTTATGGGTGGGCCTTCTACTAAATTCGTACACCCTTGAAAAACCGAAGAAAGATCTTTGCTTATTATTCCCCAGTTGATGTCAGCCCTGATTAGCGATGGCAGGGCGTAGAAAGGATAACTCCACCCTGCTGGGGGGAGTGGTCCTAATGGCGTAGACGATTTAAGCCTTATATATTGCAAAGCTGGATATCCTTGAAAACTAAAAGATCTTGCTCCGTAATTGACTTCTCCATGAAAGGTTATGCTTTGTAGTAATCGAAGATATGTCAAAGAGGCCGAATGAGGCCAAAATATCTCAAGGCTAGGGCTCGCGGCGTGAACATCCAGCCACGGAACGGTACTTTTGTCTGTTGTTGTGGGCCTTGTAAGATAAATTTCTCTGATACTTTTCCCGGCCGAGGCTGTAAAAACAGCCTTCGCTATTTTCGCCCCTACGCTCGGGACAATTCCCCCAGGGACGGCGTTGTATATATATGCGTGGCTGTATTGGGTATCTGAAACAATACTCTCCGGGGCCGATCCATCCCCCCAATCAATATGCCCCATCGTTCCGCCGGTAGTTGCTACCATTTTGAAAAACAGGGTCGCTCCTTGCTCTGGAATTATTGCCAGCCCGGTAAAGCCTTGGTCTCCCTCCTCGTATGGGGGAACATCCGGCCAGTCCACCGGGCGGCCCCATCCATAATCCCGAGGCGCTATCTTCCGGCCTATAACGCGGTGTAGCTCAAGGTCTGATTTCATGCGGTTTCCTCCTCGGTGATCAGGTCCCCGTCCGTGTCATAGGTCAGGGCGTATACGCGGGTTTCGGTAACGGTGATTCCGTCGGCCGCGTAAATGGTCACGGTTCTGGTTGTGTAGGCCGGGGAAGTGCCGCCGGATAGTACGGATCGCTTGCGGAGGATCCCGGCGTCGTCTTTGTAGTCGATCTGTGTAAAAATCCCGTTGGCGTCCTTGCCCGTGCAGAATGTGGAATATCCTTCGTAGCTCTCGCCGGGGGTTCCCTGTGGGCCCTGGACGCCTGTCGCGCCTGCGGGGCCTTGCTCCCCCTGGATCCCTTGGAGTCCCTGGGGTCCGTCTTCGCCCTGGATCCCCTGGATTCCTTGGGGCCCTTCGGGGCCTTGTGGCCCGGTCGGGCCCTGGATCCCCTGCGGTCCCTGGGGCCCGGTGTCTCCCTGTGGACCTTGCGGGCCCGTCTCGCCTTGGGGCCCTGCAGCTCCCGTGTCCCCTTTCGGTCCTTGGGCTCCTGTGGCCCCGGTTGGTCCGGTGGGGCCTTGCGGCCCGGTAGCTCCCTGGGGTCCGGCTGGGCCTTGTATTCCCTGGGCTCCCTGCGGCCCTGGATCTCCCTGGTCCCCCTTGTCTCCCTTCAGTCCTCGCGGCCCTGGGCTGCCGATATTGACCGTGTACGATACGGGGTTCCGCTCCGTCGAAATGGTATAGATTATCTCTGCCATAAATTCCCCTTCCCCTTACGGGGTTATTTCGGTAAGTGAATAAAGCGAAGCGGCCCCGTTTCCTCCGATCAAAAAGCATTTTGAGGAAACCTCGAGGACGGCCCCGGAATTTCCGCTATTATCTAGCCGTCCGTGAAGGGTCCATACTGTACAATCATCGTTGAATGTGTAGACCTCCCCGGCTGCGTCTGCGTTGGTCATAATCCTTCCGGATGGCAATTTTTGAAACCACAAAAATGTTTTCGAGCTTGGCCAGCCTGGCCATTTGGCCAGTTTCGTCCATGTGGCGCATCCGTTTGTTGATCTATATATCCCGGCCTGGGAGGCCGAGTCCCCTATGGCTACGATATAAATATTGTCCCCGAGGTAGGTGAAACCGTAGGGGGTTCTACTGTCTGCGATGCTGGATATTTGGTTCCACGTGGCCCCTGCGTCCGTGGTTTTCCAAAAATATGTTGCTCCGTTGTAAAGTTCGCAGAGGATCCCCGTAGTGGTAGAATACTTAATAAATCCCCTAAAATTTGTATTCGCTGCCCGTAGTGATTGGGCGATTCCCCAGGTTTCCCCTCCGTCGATTGTTCGTAGTATCCGGCTTTGTACAATGTCTAGGGCTATGGCTACCGTTGTCGATAAAGCATAGACTCCTTGAAAATTTGCGCCGTTGTCGTGGTGTTTAACCGTGAATGATTCGCCATAGTCGGACGATTTCGATATATCGTTTAGTCCACAATTCAATACATTTCCATTTTCGAATCCATCTTGGAAGTCCGCGCTTCTGGCAATGTATGGGTATCCTAAGGAAATTTCAGCCCATGAATATCCGCCGTCCGTGGATCTGAGGAGCGCGTTTAGCGGTGATTTTCGTACCGCCAGGATTGCGGTTCTCCCGATTTTCTCTAGGTGGCTGCATCCGGCGGCCCCTAGCCCTGGGAATCGCTGCCATATTAAACATGGCCCGACGACTCCGGCCGGTCCCTGGATCCCTTGGATCCCTTGCGGCCCTTGGATCCCTTGCGGTCCTTGGGGGCCGGTGTTTCCGGGATCTCCCTTCGGGCCTTGCGGCCCCTGGGGTCCTGTCCCTCCGGTGAAGGGGTTTACCACGGGCGGGGTCCCTGCTGTGGCGATGCTCGGGACCACTTCAATGGTTCCGTGAAGGATCCGGAATTCGTCCAGGTGGGCCTCGAAATATAGCCTTGAGGTCTCCCTGTGGCTTTTCCCCGGCGTGGTGATGGCTGCGGTTTCCTCTGCGGTCAGGGCAAGGGAAAATTTTCCGGCTGGGCCGTCTACTATCAAAAAATACGGGACCGCGAGGATCTCGGGGCTTTTGGCGCTGTTTTTTATAACGCAGGATCCTAGCATCCCCGATATATCGACGGGGGTGTCAACGCCGTCCTCCCTCTCCGTGATGGTGATTTCCGCTCCCCAGGGGGAGCCCTGGAGGATCGCGTTCCCGTTCGCAACGGAAAATTCAACGGCTGCTGGTTTTAGCATTTGAGTCTTTCTCCTTGTCTAACTCTGGCTTATATAGGGCGGATCGCTGGACGTTGTTGGCTACGTTGAGCCCCTGGGATATCCCTGATAGGGTTATAATCGCGGCGACTATAGTTTTTGCGATTAGCTGGGCGCCTTCCTGGTCAAGGGCTAGGGTGGCGAAGAATATAGCCAGGATGCTAAAAAGTGCCGACCAGTATGTCGCGGCCTTGGTTAGTGGCTGGAATTTCAATTTCGTGCCTCCTGAAAATGGGGAGGATCTTGCTCATCCCCTGCCCATGTATATCCGGCTTCGATGCCGTGGTCCTTGGCGATCTCGGCCATGCGGGCCCATCCGGCCCATGTGGGCGGGGCCCACCATATCCGCTTTCCGTCCCTCGATGGCCATATATCCAAGGCTAGGCCCTCTAGGTGACGGCTCTGCATGGTCCAGGTCACGGGCTTCAGGGCTTCGGTCGCGGGGACCTCGTAAAGCCCGGCCATTTTGTAAACGGCCTGGACGAATAGGATGGCTTGCTTCCGGTACTTCGCGGGCGCGCAGCTGGCCAGGAGGCGGGCGAAATAGGCTGCCTGGGTCTCTTCCTTCCGCCTGGTCTCCAGGACTATAAAACCGGCCGCTCCCAGGTCCTTTAGCCTGGGGTCCTGGCTAATGGCTTCGTAAAACGCTTTCGCCTTGGCCCGGAAGGGCTCGGCCAGGTCGTCGATCTTTGTGCTCAATTCCGCGCCTCCCTGGCCTGCGGGTGAACCGTGGGCGGTGCTATCTTGTCGATCCTGTCCTTGATCTCTTGGAGGATCTCGGTTTGCATATCGATCTTTTGATTCATTTTGCCCAGGTCGACGTCCGTCTTGTGGATCTTGTCCTCTAGTCCTTTAATGGTTCCCTCCTGGGCTTTGATTTTCTCTTGAAGGGCTTTCATCTCTGCGTTGCGTTCTCCTTCCTTCACGGCTATGAGCCTCCTTTGGTGCTGTGTTGCCCATATCGCCCCGATGGCGGTTACTATGGCGAGGATCTGCCCGATGGCTGCCAGGTTTAGTGTTATGTTCATGTGTGGTCCTCCCTTACCATGAAATTGAAACCGTGATGGCTTCGGCGCTCCCGCTTATGGCGTCGAATTGTTCCAGGGCTGTCCCGTCCAGGCCGTAAATCCGGATTACTGATGCTGATATTTTTACTGCGTAAGATGCGACGACTCTGTGATCGGTATATGTCCAATCGCCCGGTGGCCCTTCGACGGCGGTGGTATATTTCAATCCCCCGTGCAAGACTATATCTTCTCCGACATACTGCAAAACCGCATTTAATGTGGTGAAAAGGCTCCCGCTGGTCGTGGCTGCGTGGACGTTTCCGCCTCTCCTGCGGCCGCCTGGAATATATGCCCGCTTTGTTGCGTGGCTGTATTCCATGCCGAATTCGTAGGCGCCTGCTCCCTTTTGGTATCCCCATTGGACGCGGGGCTTGTGCAGCTCATAGGTCGAATTGCCAAAATTTAGGATCGCGTGAACGTGTCGGATCGGGTAGCGTACCAGGACGCCAGCAACGTTCGCGGCGGTGACGGGGGTGTTCCCCATGGTAACGTCGTATTTCAGGACCGTGGATGAAACCATCTCGATTATCCGGTAGAATCCGTTATTTGCGGAAGCTAGGCCGTAAAGCTCCAAGTATTCCCCAGGCCCAATCAAGCTCCGGGAAAATGTGCCAGCTGACCTGGTTATAGTCTTCGCGGCTGCGTCAATGGAAATCTTGGTCGTGGATCCCTCGAACGATTCCTTACCGATCTTGATTCCCCCCATGGCCGGGGCGGTGACGGGGGTCGCTCCCTCGAATGTGGTATATCCGACGTAAAGGGTGTGAACGTCCAGGCCGCGATATATCCCGTTATTCCCTACATAGGCCCCGGAATAGCCTTTGACCTCGAATTCGTCCACTCCGTCAAGGAAAGTATGGAAATTCCCGCTTATGCGGGTGAACCGCTTGAGGCTGGCATCGTGGGCTATCGTCTCGGAAAGGTTCTCCTCGACCAGGTTGTGGAATGAGTCGTCGCTGACGAATTCGTGATATAGGTTGTAAAACCATTTTACGGTCTTTGCCCAGGTCGATTCGTACTTGGCGAGGGGGTCGTGGTTATGCTCCGGGGAGTTCAGGCTAATGACGGAAAAATGGCTGTTGTCCTCCATCGGGTTTGTGTTCTCAATCCGCTGGATGGGAACAGGGTTTCCTGTCTCGAAACGGTAGCCTCCTACGGTAAATCGGGCGCCTCTGCTCATGGGGTAGAGCTTGTTTGCTGTCGAATAAGCGTACATGGTCCCGTAGTAGATTTTCGTTGTGGTCCCGTCTTCGTTATAGAGGACGGTCCCGGTGTCCTGGATCTCGTAGGCGGTACAGGCTTTCCCTGCGAAATAATTCGTTATTGAGGCCCCGTAGGTTTCGGACCATTTGTTCGGCTCTAGGTCGTTTCGCTGCCATATCGATCCGCCGGCGGCTTGGAGCATGGTGGCCAGGGCTGTCCCGATGAAATAGCCCTTCATCCATCCGAAATTGTATTCGGCCAGGGGTGGAACCGTGACCGCTCCCTCGATGGTGTAGTAGGTCGTGGGGCTTATGAAAAAATGCTCTCCGTCCGTGTGGCGAATTCCGCACGTTCCGGCAATGGATGAAATTTTCAGGTTCCGGTAATATGTCCAGTAGTCTACCCATAGGAAACGGCTTGCCTTGAATTGAAATAGTATTGTGTCGCCCTTCGTGACGTTTTCGGTTTTTGAAAATGTCTGGTAGCTTGGAATGATTGTTCCGGTTTGGGCGCTGAATATTTCTATTCCGTTTTTCAATATTCGCCCGTAGGCTGTCTGGCCACTCGTCCCTATGCTCATATCGAAGGATAAGGCTACCTGACCGGATATCCCCGCGACGACGGTGTCGGCGGTCTGCCAATTCCCCCCATATAGGCGGGTTGCGGTGGCGTTTAGATAATAGTTATGTCCAGCTCCTTTTATTATGGCGTCAACGGCTTTCCCGTCGAATGTCCCGGTTGCGCTGTGGAGCCCGTCGGCCAGGCTGGCAATGTGGGCGGCGAATTGGTCCCCCCTCCAATGGGTTGCGAGGGGTGTGATAATTCCGGGGACCTGGGCGGCCTCGGTTTTTATCGGCGGCGATTCGATCTGCCCGCGAAAATGGCCCCGTTCGGCCTTGACTGTCCCCCGGACCTCTACTTCGTCCGCCTTGAGTATGTCGATCAATCCCAGGCGGATATGGGCGATCGATGTTTCGGAAACGCCGTATTCCTCGGGGAGTCCGTAAATTCTTGTCCCGGCTTCGTCTCGGCGGTTTGTGATGTCCGATATATCCCGGATCCCGTGTTCAATGTCCGTCGGGTCCACGGTTCGGATCCATTCCATGGTCCCGGCAACGTCCGTGAGTTTTTTCATGCTCCGGTATTCGTCGCCGGCAGTCGTGGAATAGGAAAGGAAAAGGTCGTTTTCGCGGGGCGTGTCGGGGGTGGCGGGGTACTCGAGGGGTCCGTGGTAGCGGGGCATTCGGTTGGGGGCTTCCTGTGCGGCCTGCTCGATGATTGCTGCTTCCTTAGCCTGGGAAATCGCGGCCTCAAGGGTTGCCTTCGCGCTGTAGTAGGCTGACCAGGCGGCCTCGTATTCGGAGCCGTCGATCTCCTCGGTGAATGTCATGGCCTCATCGGTCAGCCATGCGGGGGTCGCTTCCCCGTCCCATGGATCCCCGGCGTTTAAGTAGTCCCCGAGGGCCTGGAATGCGGCGTCGAATGTCGCTTTTTCCGTGGTGATTCCCAGGGCGTCTGCCTGGGCGTCAAGGGCTGTCACGGTGTCGCCTGCGGCCAGGAAATCCCTGCGGGCGCTGATTTTCTTTGTTGGCGTGAGCCTGTCCGGGCTGTATTCTTCGATCAGGCGCTCATTGGCTAGTGCGTTCCCTGCGGCTATGGCCCTGACCGTGTAGCCGTAGCGGGCGAAGTAGTTCCGGTTTCGTAAGGTGAGGGCTGTCTGGATCTTTCCTCCGGATCCGGATATGGTCCGTTCAATGACGACGTATTCCCCGGCATACTCGGCCGGCCATTTGGTCGGGATGGTTTCCCCCTCGACCTCGCGGGTGGCGGCGATGTCCCATAGGGTGTAAAGGTCGGTCCCTGCTATCCCTTCGACCTCGCAATGGATCGTCTGCTCATTCTCGGCGTGGCGGGTGGCGGTGTCCTCTGCCTCCGTGGCTGCGGCCGTTGGGTTGCGAATGGTGGAATCGTCCCGGAGGGATTCGATCTTTCCGCTGGTCCCGGAAAGGGCTGATATCGCGGCCTTGAGTGCGGTATTAGTCCATGTGGCATGGATCCCGGCTGATGCTCCCTTCACGATCTGGACGGTTCGCAAGTCCCCGTAGGATCTCGAGCGGCTCATATTCGTGACCCTGTCCGGGGCCTCGATTGCCTGAAATTCGTCCCGGACCAGGAAATAGAATTTCTTATCCGGGGCTATGTAGTAGCTGGCCCCGTCTACCTTGGCGGCTAATTCGTCCAGGATCTCTGAAAGCTTCGTATGGGTCTTTCTGTAGGCCCCGATCGTGACCGTGGTGGTGGAAATCCCCCCGAGGGTCAGGCCCTCCTCGGCTAAATAGTCGTTAAAAATATCTTGGACGATCTGGTCAACGCGCTTGTTGTACCAGTTCCGCTTGGCCGTGCGGAAATTCAGGACCGTCTCGATTGATTGGATCTCCAGGGTGTAGCGGGCGGGCTCGTATCCGGTGGATCTCCTGGGGTCCTGGACGGTGGCAATCAGGCCGTAAAAAACCGGGATCCCGCCGATTCGTACTTGCGCTGATTGGAGGGGCTGCGGGGCGGGGTTGGATCCCTTCAGGACGGATACGCTGGTCATGGAAACCGCGCCGGCCTGCTGCTTTATGAGGATATCGTCGGCGGCCTTGTAGGTGGTCCCTGAAATTCGTACTTCAATAGCCATAGGCTTTTCCTTGGAATTCGTCTGCGAATTGGAAGGCGACGCGGCCTATTTCCCGGCCGTCGACCTGGAGTGTTCCGGTTGCGCTTATGCGGATTTGTGCCGCGGCTGGTGTCATGCTTCCCCTGGCCATGTCCCCCATACTGGAAACCGGGCCGATATGGATTCCGCTGGTCCTGGCCTGCTCTGCTATTCCCGGCTCGAGGATCATTTCGCGGTTGTGGATCCTGGCTAGCTGGTCCCCTCGGACGTTCAAGGTCCCTACGTCATAGGATCCGAACGCGGAATTGACCACGCCGGTGGCGATCTCTGCGGCGGTGGCTGCCTGCTCGTAAAGGCCGGCCAGGCGATCCTTGAGGCCCTGCAGCTGGTCGGTCCTGAATCCCCCGGCGATTCCCGCTGCTATTTCCCTTCCGATGGTGGCGGCCTCGGCCATGAACGCGTCGGTAAATACGGCGGCCTTGACTACGCTTTCTGTGATGTATTCTTGCATCGCGTAGAGGAAATCTTCCCGGCCGAATCCCTGGGTTAGCCCGTCGATTACCTTCTCTGTGATGTCCGCGCCGGTGTCCTGGAGCCCTTCGTAAAAATCGGTCGCTTTGGCGGATACCTTGGCCAGGACGGCCGCGTAAGCTGCGGCGGCCATGCTTGCACGGGTGAATAGGTCCCGGCTCTCCTGGAGGGCTTCGTTCTGGTCCTTGAGGGCGTCCGTGTGTTCGTTTATCGCCTCGTTTGCCTTATCGTATTGGTCCGCCAGGCCCTCGATGATTCCGGCTCCGACGAACGCTGCTGCGGCTGCTGCCAGGCCGATGGCGGCTGACCCTGCTGCTGCAAAGAATCCGGCAATATTTCCCGTAAGTAGCGCCGTTATCCCGAGGACGGTGTTCAGGGCGACCTGGGCAAGTAGCTGATATCCTACGGATCTTAGGACGCCGGCAAGGGCCCGGAGGGCTGATGTTCCCCATCCGTCCCATGCGTCCCCGCCTTCCACGATTGACCGGCCCAGGGTTTCAAGGCTGCCCGCGATCTGGTCCTCTACGGTGGTGTAAACGTCCCCTAATACGTCGCTCCAGTCCCTGGCGTCCTTCTTTATGTTCGCGGATAGGCCGTTCCATGCGTCCTCGAGGTCGTTTATCACGCGGCCGAATTCGCTCATTTCCCGGACCTGGCGGTCGAATGTGGGCTTTTCTCCCTTCGCGGCTATTGTGTTCGCTTCTGCCAGGAAGTCGTCGATTGAAAAAGTGACGCTCTGCTCAAGGGCGAATTTTTCGGCCTTCTCGGTGAGTTCGGCGGTATACCTTGCCAATTCTGCCTTGACGTTTTCGGCTATCTTCTCGGCCTCTGGTAAAAAGCTCTCGATTGAAAATTCGACTCCCTGCTCAAGCCCGAACGCGGCCGCCTTGGCCTCAAGTTCCGCCTGGTATCTGGCCGTTTCCGCCTGTACATTGGCGAGGATCTCCTGGGCTTCCGGGAGGAAATCTAGGATTGAAAATGTCACGCTCTCGGCTAGGTCGTATGCCTCGGCCTTCTTGTTTAGCTCGGCCGTATAGGCAGCCAGGCCGGTCTGGATATTGTCCATAAGGGCCTGGGCTTCCGGGAGGAAGTCCATAATAGAATCCGCGACGACCTGGGTTAGTGCGTAGGCTTCCGCCTTGGCGATCAATTCGGCCTTATACCTTTCAAGCTCCGCGTCGATATTCGCCTTGATGGCCTCTGCCTCGGGTAAAAAATCTGTAATTGCGAATGTGACCGATTGCTCAAGGTCATAGGCTTCCGCTTTTTTCGTGAGCTCCTCGCGGTATAGCTCAAGTCCCGCCTGTATCGATGCGGCGAGGGCTTCGGCCTCTGGCATGGCATCCATAATGGATCCGGCGACAACCTGGGTCAGATTGTAGGCTTCTGCTTTCGCGGTCAATTCGGCGGTGTAGCGGGCAAGCTCGGCGTCGATGTTGTCAATTATCGCTTGGGCTTCGGGGAGGAAGTCGGTAATTGCGAAGGTAACGGCCTGCTCGAGGGCGTACTTGTCCGCTTTAGCCTGCAGCTCTGCGGTATAGGCGGCGATCCCTGCGGCGATGTTCGCTGCCATGGCTTCCGCTTCGGGCAAAAAATCGGTGATTGCGAAGGTCACGGCCTCGGTCAGCTGGTAGGCGTCTGCCTTAGCCTGGAGTTCGGCCGTGTATTTGTCTAGCTCCGCCTTCACGTTATCCGCGATGGCCTGGGCTTCGGGAAGGAAATCGATAATTGCGAAGGTTACGGATTCAGCCAGGTCGAATGCCTCCGCTTTTTCCTCGAGGGCCTTGGTGTAGGCGTCGAGGCCCGCCTTGATGGTCCCGGCTAGGGCTTCCGCTTCCGGTAAAAATTCCATGATGGAAAAGGTTACGGATTGCTCTAGGGCGTAGGCTTCGGCCTTTTTCTGCAGGCCAGCCGTGTACTGGTCAAGATTGGCCTGGATGTTGGCTAATAGCTCGTTGGCTTCGGGAAGGAAATCGACGATCGTATGGGCTATGGCCTGGGATAGCTCGAATTCCTTAGCCTTAGCCTCAAGCTCTGCGGTGTATCGCTCCAATTCCGCCCGGACGTTGTCGGCTATTTCGGCTGCTTCGGGGAGGAAATTTAGGATCGTCCATTCCGCTCCGCCTTCCGGTGCGCCTGCCATTTGCAGCTGTTTCTTCATGGTGGCGTCAAGCTCGGCGCCTATGGTTTTGTATACTCCTCCCAGGTTTGCCTTTAAGCTCTCGGCTACCTCTATCCCCTTCTGCTTGCTCTCAATAACGAAATCCTCAAGGAGATTTAGGCGCTTTTTGTACCATGCGGCCTCGATGGCTGTAGTATCCTCGCCTCGGACCCTGGCCAGGTCAATCTTGGCTGAAAATTCGGCGTCAAGGTCGGCTAGGCGGTCTGCGGGGGTCTTGTCCTTATCCTTTTTCCCTGGGATTGTGCCGCCGGCGGGCGCTGCGTCCTCGCTCTCAAGGGTTAGCCCGTCAACGCTGGTTTTTAGGTTCTTCGCCTCCTGGGCTGCTGCGTCCCTGACTGCCTTCCTGGCCTTGGCCTCGTCCATAATCGCCTTGATCTGCGCTCTCTGCGTGGCCTGTATGGCGTCTTGTTTGGTTTTGGCGGTTGCTATGGCCTGGTTGGAGTCGGCCTTTGCCTTGTCTATGGATCCCTGCAGGTTGCTGTTGAAATCCTTCACGGATGCGGCCGCGTCGTTGAACATTTTCCCGACGAACGGCAATTTCCCCAGGACCTCTAATAGCTTGGAAATCCCCTTGAGGACGGGCCCGGTTACGGCCTGGGCAAGGTTCAATACGGCGATCTTGGCCCCGTTAAACCCTACGACGAACGATTCTTCAATCTCGGATCCTAGTATGGCGAACGAGGCCCCGATTTTGGCTATGGTTTCCTTGAAAACAAGGACTACTTCGTCCCAATTTTTGATCAGGAAAATAATAGCCGGGATTAGGACCATGGTAATGGCTGCGGCGATCAATCCTATGGGGCTGGCTCCGGTTATGGCGGCCCCTACGGCCTTTAATGCGGTGGCCAGGGCGGAAATTATGGCATGGCCTTTGGCCACGGCCATGAATGCGATTACTCCGCCGGTTACTGCTGCCAGGCCGATGGCGATTCCCTCGAGGATCTCGGCGGCGTTCCCGTTCTCGTTTAGGGTTTTAAACCACTCCGTGAATCGGTCTGTTGACTGGATCAATTCCGCTCGGAGGGGCTTTAGGGCCTCGGATATGAATTTCCCGATTTGTTTATTGAGTTCTCCCTGGGAAACGTTTAGCCGGTCTTTCATGGCCGACGCGGTATTATTCGCGGCCTCGGCTGCTCCTCCAAAGGTGGTAGCCAGGGCGTCAATTATGATCTTTTGGGCTTCGGCGGTCTTCCCGGTCTCGACCATGGCCTTGAGCATGGCCTTTTCTTGCTCTGTCCAACGGAAACCTTGGCGGGAAAGGGAATCGATCCCGGCTATAGGATCGTCAAGCGCCTTTCCTACGGCCTGCGCTGCGCTTGCAAGGTCCATTTTCATGACCTTGGCCATGTTTATAATCTGGAGGCTTGCGGCCTCGAAATTGTCCCCTTTTATATTTTTGAATCCGAGGAGGACGTTCTGCATGGCCAGGACCGTGTCGCTGGAATATCCGGTCAAGGCTTGGAATTTCGACGCCATTTCCTGGATTGCTTTGCTCGTTGTCCAGGATGTGGCCCCGGTTGCGCGAAGGGTGGAATTTAGGATTGCGACGGTTTGCTCGCTGTAAGCCCATTCCGATTCGATGGCTGCTACCTTAGCCGATAAAGCCCCGACGGCCCTCGTGACCGTCTGGAATACGGCGACGGGGCCTTGCATGATGTCGCGCATCTTTTGGGCTGCGGTCTGTAGGTTGCTTTTTACCTTGTCGAGCCCTGGCTTTAGGTCGCGGTCGTCGATTTTGGTATCGAAACGGAGGGTCCCGTCATATCCTTGGGTCATTGGCTTATCCCTAAAAGGCTGTTAAAAAGCCCGGTCATTACGTCGGGGGCGTCGTCTCCGATTTTGTAGTATTCCTTGAGCCTGGCTAGGCTATTCCGCTCCGCCGGGGTCATATCCGTTCTGAATTGGCGGCCTCGGATCTCCAATACTGCGGATAGCTTGGTCCCTTCCGTGGGTAGTCCCTCGAGGAGGTCCCAAAAAATCCACCAATGGATTTTGGCTTTCCGTAGATTGATCCCGTAAACCTGTAAAAACGCGGCGAATATTCTCCCGGAGTCCTCGAGGATGTCGAACGTTTTTTCACGCTTTGGCGCGTCCCGGTCGTCGTCCTGGGGCTCCTGGCCTCGATTGATGAAATATTGCGAATAGGCTAAAAGGTCCTGGACGTCCTCGCGGCGGATCTGGTCCCCGAAAAATAAGGAAAGGCCCAGGACGGCCTTGTCCTGGTCGTCCGTCTCGGGGTCCTGGAGAAGGCGCTGATACGCGAGGACCGTCCGATAGTCCGCCTCGATCCGGTATTCCCTGCCGTTGACCTCTACGGTCTCGGGGGGCCGGTCGATGAGCGGATTAAACCGCTTGGGCATCTGCGGGGGCCGCTACGGGCTGGACCGCTTCTTTCTTAGCCTGGGCGCCTGCGCTCTTTATCTCATCCGTGATAAAAGCGATCAGGTCGACCATTTCTAGGATGTCGTGGCCGCTGGCTTCGAATAGCTCGTCGAATTTCCCCGGCAGGACCGCTTCAATCACGGCCTTTTCCTTGTCCTTCAGGAAATCGAACGCTTTTTCGATGTCAAATAGGGTGTCTTTGGGCAGCGCGTTGAATTCCTCGGCGTACTTCTGGACCTCTCTGGAAAGGTCGGAAACGCGCTTTATGTAGTCCCAATTCGATGGGCTGCAATTAAATTCGTAAACCTTCCCGCAAATATTGACGCTGTGAATGTGCTGTTTTGGCTTGAATGCGAATGTTTTCAACGGATCCCCTCCCTGGGTTTAGTGATAAGAAAAGGGCGGGGGGTTAGCCCCGCCCCTGGTCATTACGCGGCTTTGATGTCGCCGGCCTGCAGCTGGACGGAAGCGAATTTCACGACGTGGTTGTAGGCGTCGAGTTCGTACATTCCGAGGTACTGGCCCGCCACGGCGGGAATATCGTTCCCGCTGGTGTAGGCGGTGGCCTGGGTAACGTATTGGCGATCCTTCACGACCTGGGCGGCGGTGGTCAGCCGGTATTTGAGTACGTTCCCGGATCCGGGGGTGGCCGTGAATTTGGTATTCCCGATCACGGCGCCGGCTGCGACTACCGAGGTCAACGCGGGGGCGGCGACGGGGTCGGTCTTTCCGGGCTTCCCGTTCAGGTGGATCTCGAAACCGCACGCGGCGGGGCTGTTGGAGTCGCCTCCGGGCAGCTGGATGTTTGCGATCGTGGCTTCCCCAAGGATCACGGTTCCGTCCGCGCCGGTGGCCCGGAAATTGGTATGCCGGGCCGCTCCCAGGTCGAATACCTTGGAGAAAATGAAATCCTGGGCGGTGTTTCCGGGGATCCTGTCGCCGGAGAAGCTGTAGACCAGCTGGAATCCAGTCACTTCGCTGGTCTGGCCTCCGTCGTCGTCGAGATAGGCTTTCTGGTCCAATTTCTCGTTGGTGGCGGGGGCGGCGGAGACAAGTCCATCGCCTAGTCTGGCCCAGGTCCGGCTGGCGCCTTCGGGGGTTGTATCCAGCTCAAAAAGGGTCTGGAAGTTCAAGGGTGCGCTCATGGCGTGTCCTCCTGGAAATAAACCAGCCTAAATGTGCTGGTATAGGTCATCACGCCGGCTTCGTCCTCCCCTACGGGTAACGGCCGCGTGACCGCGTTTAGTCGGCCCTCTGCGATTTCGAATAGGTCCGAAAAAACGTCAAGGTTTAATGCGTCGACGATGGCGGCCAAGGTCTTACGGGCCGCCTCTGGGTTCTTGGACCGGGCATAGTAGGAAAAGTTAAATTCTGCCCAGTAGCTCCCGGTCAGGTAGCGGCGGACGATTACGGGGCTTGGGTCGTGTCGGCAAATAACCTCTTGCTCGTCGTCCGCTGGGAAAAAATCTTCATGGATGGCCGCCGGCGCTATGATCTCCGGGTCTGCCTGCGCGGCTCTCTCTAGGGCTTTGAGGGTGTATGCGTTCAATCCTTGCATGATGTCAGGCATGGGATCCCGCCTCCCTTCGGGCTATGGATAGCCAGTTTTCGCGCTGTCTGGCCTTCGCTTCCTCGAACCACTTCATCCGTGCGTTGGGGTTCTTGTCCTTGCTCTTGTTTGGCGCCTCGTAATACTGCCGGCGGGCGTAGGGGGTAGCCCATAGGACCCGGCCTTTCCCAATCTCTGATGTGGTGAGGGCTGACGCCTGCAGGGTCCCCTCGGCCTGGGGGCAATAAAAATTCGAATCCTTGATTACCTGGACGTCGAGGGCGGCCTGGGCTCTCCCGATGGCCGCTTCCCGTAGCTGTAGGGCCTTGTTGGTGTCGAATTCGAACGATGCGTTAAACAAGGCGGACCTCGTAGTGGTGGATCTCTCCGCCGGATCCCGTGAATTCCGATATGGTTCTCACGGTCATGGTCTGGCCCTGGAATGTGACCCGGTCTTTAATCCCTGGGATAAATCCCTCCGGCTGGCTGTTTTTGGCGTCGATGTAAACCAGGAATCGGTCATTTTTCGCGTCCCCGATGCTCGATAGGGCGTTATGCCTTACGGGCTCAACGCGGACGAAATATAAATCTTCCTGGGCTCCGTAGGATGGCCCGGCCTTCGTGTTCCCAGCGTAGCGGTCAATGGTCACGGAATGGGGCAAGAGGCGGCGGGGGATCGGGGCGCTCATTCGTCATCCTCTCGCGTGTAGCCATAAGCCCCGAGGATCCTGACCGCTCGATACATAAGCCCGGATTGGTCAAGGTAGGCTCTCGCCCTGGGGGAAAGTGCCGCCGGTGAAGGAGATGAGTGTCCTCCTGCTAATCCGCTTCGGCTATAGCTGCCGATTGATTCTCCGCCTCCCTGGGGTTCGTTGTAGGTGTCTCCGTTCTGGACGTACCATTCAACTTGCGCGGCTGTGGCTTTTTTGACGAGGATCCGCTGCGATTCCGGCAACGCGTCGATATTTAGGGGTTCCCCTGCGGTGATGTCGATGTCATCGCTTGCTCGAGCGGCGTACCTGGGGAATTGGTCCTCTGCGGGGGCTCCAAAATATTCGTCGTTGTAAAACGCTGCGGTTATGTGCGCCATTTATGCCTTCGCCTTGCCTTTTCTGGGGGCTGGGGGCTGTCCGTCTACGGGTCTTGGTGGTAGCAGGGTCCCTTCGTCATCGCATTCCCCGTCAAGAATGAATCCGGCCGCTTCCGCCTGCTTTATGCCTGCGGCGTCTTTACGGATCACTGAAATGCTGCCTTTCGTTAATTTATAGGCCATTTGCTGGGCACTCCTTTAGCTGGAATAAATCCCAGGGGGGTTAGCCCTGGGATTGGCTTATTACACTATTTCGCCCGAAGTCAGGGTTGCGACGGCGTATTTCAATACGTGGCCGGTCGCGTCGAGGACGTACATATGCAGGCGGTTGGTTGCGACTGCGGTCGCAATGTCGGCCCCGGACGTGTATGCGGTGAGGCCGGTCGGTACATCGTTAAATTTGGGCGCCGCTACATCTCCGGCAGTCAGCTTGTAAGCCAGGCTGTTTCCGGTTCCTGCGGTGGCGGTGAATTTGGTTCCGGCGACGGCTCCCTTGGCGACGGTCGCGGTAAGGGCTGGCGCCTCGATCGCGGTATAGGAAACGACGATCGTTTCGAATGCGTTGTCCATGATCCACAGGTCATGGTACTTGCGATATTGGATTTTCCATGCGTCCATATCCTGATTCGCGGCGGGGTCGAAAATCCGGATCTTGTCCGTCTTCACGACCGCGATCAGGGCGCTCCTGGCTGCAATGATCCAGTTTATCCCCATGGCCACGGCGGTGGGGGTGAATCCGTTGGTTGCGCTGAATGTGAAGTCGGATTTCAGGCGGGCGCTGGGAACGCGGAACATGGGAATCCCGTCCAGGGCTCGAACCTTGGTCTTATATTCCCCATTGGTGAATTCGTCGACGGAAACGTGCTTTTCGATCTCGCTGGACTGGTCCAGAATATTCGCGGCGGCGTGGGATATGGCAATGACCAGGGGCTCGGATTCTCCGATTACGTCCTGGATCGTTTTGATATCGTTCTTCAGCTGCGCGAAAATGGTTCCGGTGGCGGGGGTGTAGGACGCGGTTTTCAGCTGCTGATTGGCAAGCTGGAAAATCTTGGAATATCGGTACGCGTCGACCTCGGGTACTACCTTCAGCCGTTGGAATTCTCCCAGGATGGTTCCGGCTCCAAGGACGAAATTGGTTTCGTCGTAGTCCTGGGCGTCAAGATTGAATTCCTTTCCACGGTCCTGGGTGAGTGTGCGTTCCTCCCAGGAAAGGGTAGCGGCTCCGTCGGGAAAGCCGCTGGATCTCGAATAATTTCCCAGGCCCTCAACGGATACCTTGGGAATCTGGACCTTATTTCCCCCGTTGTAGCGGACGCGGGAAGCGTTCGCCTCCATCCATGCGGTGGTGGATACCTCGAGGAATTGCTGGTCAAGGCTGGATTGGAAAATCTCCGCGTAGGTCAATACGTTCGCGGTTGCCATGTGTTGTGCTGCCTTCGGGCCTGTAAATAAAAAAACCAGGGGTATTGGTCGGCCCTATCAATAGTCTCGTCCGCCATACGGCGGCCGGATGTCTTGGTAAACGACCAAGGGCTCCCCCGGTTTTTTTACGCTCCGGCAAGCTCTCCCGGTTTTAACCTCCGGCAAGGTAGCGGTGGTGGTTTCCGCTTGTTTCGCTTCTGAATATAGCCCGGTTTTGACGTCTTCGCAATGTCATTTTGACGTCTTAACCGTTAAAAAAAATTAGGGGGTCTTCAATCCTAGGGCTGCGTTGAATGCTGCCCGTACTTTGTCGGCCTCGGGGCTCCCCTGGCTTTTGACCTTCGTGTTGGCATTCGGGATCTCGGGGGCTGTTTCTCCCCTAAATTCGGGGTTGTCTTTTATAGCTGCGGCTACCTTTTCGGCTACGGTCTCCCCCTCGTAGGTCATGGCGATTTTAACGAAACGCTCCGCCTTGGCTGCGGGAACGCCGACGGCTAGGGCTTCGGCCTTGGCTTCGGCCTTGTCGGCGCGGGTCTGTGCTTCCTGTAGCCTGGTTTCCGCTGCGGTGCGGGCCTCTTTTTCCTTCTGGATCTCGGTTTTATGTTCGTCCTCGTACTTCTTGAGGGCCGCGATCCTCTCTTTCAGGGTTCCGCTCGATTCGATCCCCAGGTCCTTTAGCATCCGGTCAACTTGCTCCGATTGCTTCCGCGCTAAAAGCCCGTTGACCTCCTCCTCGGTGTAGGTCTTTGGGGGTGTGGTGGCGGCGGCCTTGCCCGTGTCCCCTTCGGTGGTAGCGGGGGCCTGGCTGACTCCTCCCGTCCCGGTGTCCGCGTCGAAAAAAATCCGCTTCTCAATGCTCATTCCTTATCCTCCTCATTTGTTTGGTGTGGTGTCGTATACTCGTTCCCGGTTTCGCTGCCTGGTCCGGCCGGTGTCCTTGATGAATTCCCGCATTGCGCCTTGTCTGTCGGCTAGGGTTCGCTGGGCCCTGGCTAGTTCTCCCTTCCCCAGGTCCCCGAGGGCCTGCAGGGTGGAAACTTCCCGCTTGGCTGCCCGGATCGATCGCTCAAGGAGGCGCTGTCTTTGGCTCTCTTGATACTGCTCGGCGTTCTTTTCTGCGTTTTCCGTGGGTGCGTAGGTTTGCCGGGAAATCCCCTCAAAAAAAGGATAAGATACATGACTACAATTTATCCCGAATAATCCGTCAGGCTCCCCGTAGCTGGTCGATGACAGGGGCGGGTATTTGTCGGATTTCCCGGATATCGAATAGATTTTCCCCTGGTATGGGGCGCATCCTGGGCGGGCTCCGGCGTGTGAAGAAACCTCGACCAGGTCGGCCCCGTATTCCTCGGCCCGCTTGAATGTGGCTTCCGTCGTGACCCTGCGGGTGTTGGTCCGGATTACCATGTTCGCGTAGGCTTCCGTTGACCATTGGCGGCCGGCCTTATCTATGATGCTCGGGATTCCCTTCCCTGCCCATTCCCTGACCGCCGATGCTAGGGCCTCTTGCCCGCCGGCTGCTCCGGTTACGACCTGGGCGGTTACGCGGTTTAATATGTCAACGTATACTTCCCCGGTCTTCTCCAGCATGGTTGCCATGGCCAGGTTCGCCTGGGTCTTCGCGGTGCTGGTCCATGCGTCGATGGTGTCCCGGATAGCCGGATCCGCCTCGAGGGGGAGGACGTCGCGCATGGTAGCCCCGGCCTTGGCTGCGCGGGCGAAGGTGGCTTCCCCTTTGATCAGCGCGTCCATGGCGGCCTGTTCCACGGCGCCGGCGGTCCCTGCCTGAATTGACGCCTTGTATCGCTGTAAGATGGCGGCGGCCTCTTTGTTGAGGATCCCCAGCTTTTTTAGCCTGTCGATCTTGTAGTCTGCCGATGCGGTATTCCCTGCGCGTAGGTGTCGGGCAATAGTGGTGAGAATCTCCGTTTCGGCGTCGTATAGGATATCGACAGGGCTTGCGCTCATCTGGCCTCGGCCTTCTCTTTTGCTGGCTGGTATGGGACGATTTTCGCTATTTTCTTGCCTTTTATTTTCCGTAGGCAATACTTGAAAAGGGCTGCAATGACCAGGATGGTCTGCTCCGCCTGGTTCATGGCGGCCCCTTCGGCTGCGATCGTGTCCCGGATATACCACTTGAGGGCCTTCGGGTTGGCCCTGGGGCGGAGGCCCAAATACTGAAAATAGTCCTCTTTTCGGCGGAGGGACTGCTTATTGAAAAGGTCTTCGCCCAGGTGGTAAATCTGTGTCCCGGTCATTATGGCCAGGTCTTTGTCGGGCACGGGCTTGACCTTGAAAAATCGGGCGGCGTCGTGGTAGTGCTTTATCGCCCGCTCTCGGTCCTTAGCTCCCTTGACTCCTGTCTCGCGGATCCTGGGGGTGTTGTAGGGTTTCGTCCGATTCTTCCGCTGCGGTCCCTGTCTCGATTCTGTGTTCATAGTCCCTCCGGGAATAAGGTGTCGACGGTGGCGGTCTGTCGGCCCTTGTTTATTTTGTCCGCCATTTCCTTGGCGGCGTCTTCGTCTAGTCCGTGGATCTGCATGATGGCCGTTACCTGGTCGCATAGGTGGGCCTCGTATATCCCCCGCCAGTAGTCCGTTTTTGAATTCCGGTCTTCAATGACTCCATCGTCCCATGTGATGACGGGATCATCTTTGGATCCTCCATGGATCTTGTAGGCTTCGGCTAGGGCGTTTATGACTCGGAAGGTATGCTTGAGCCCCGCGTCTACCGCGTCCCTGTAGCTGGTCATGGTTTTGTAGGTCTTTGAATTGTTGGATATAACCTCCGTTGCTGTTTTCACGCTTTGCCCGTCGAATACGAAAAACCCGGCGGAAAAACCTATTTGTACGGCTAAAATATCCAGGTTTGTCTGTATTGCCTTCCTGTATTCGTCCACGCGCAGAAGCCCGGATAGGTCGACGGGCTTTATTTTGTCCGCGTCGTCTCCCTCAACGCGGATATATGCCTCGTCGGTGGGGTCGAAACCTCGGCGCTGGATGCCGTTTGCGTCTATGTATCCTCTCATTACGGTTCCAGGGAGGGCAATCCTCTGGCGGCCGGATAATAGCTCCGTTTTGAATCCATCGTAAGATAAATCAATGACCTGGAGGGTGTCCATTGCGTTGGCGAAAATGGAAATCCCCAGGGGGCTCTCGGGTTCTATATTGTTCGCCTCGGGGTTTCGAATGTATGCGAATAATGGCATTTCGATTTTGACGGTGGTTTCTTCCTCGAGGGTTTCGTCTATCCTGGAAAGTGGAATTTCTATCCCCGTCTCCGTATCGAATGCTTTATTGGTGATGGTGTAGGATCCGCCTTCTCCCTTCCGGTGCGTCTCGATTCGCGCTATCGTTTTCCCTCCGAGGACGCGCCTGTCAATAAAAGCTGCCTCGGTGATGGTCGAATTATCCCATGCCAGGGGAATAAAATTCGCGGCCTTGACGTAGTCCAGGGATATCTGCGCGGCCCCGGTCTTGTCCTTCCCAATCCCTACTTTAAGGACCTGGCCTCCCATAGCTGCCTGGTACTCCGTGGTTTTCTTTAGGTTGTCCCATAGGCTTTCCTTTGCGATTATCTTTTCGACCAGGTCCCCGGCCTCTACGGTGGGGGGCTCTGATAGGACAAGGCCGGCAAGCTCGGAGCATAGGACCTTGGCCATGTTTAGAGTCATGCGCTGCCTGGATCTTTTTACTCCGTCGGCTGTGACGAATTCGTATTTCAGCCAGGGCGATCTGGCCCGGTAAACCTCCCACCAACGCATGATATTTTCATCGGCGCCGTTGACCTCGGGTGGTGCGATCGAGGCTGTTCCAAGTAGTTTAGCCAAAAAAGCTAAAATCTTGCTCCATAAATTTTTCACGCTGCGCTCCTTATAAATTGCAATAGCTGGGACGCGTCCCGCTCGACGGCGTACTCTGTCGCATCCAAGGAATCAATATTCGTGGTCCCGTCGTCTAGGCGGACGTCAATCTTTTTTTGGTCCCATACGGCGTTTTCGAATGCCTCTATGGTCCGCCGGCATCGGCGCATGATAAAAGCCCGGCCCTGGGAGAATAGGACGTCGAATAGGCGGATACGGTCCACGACCTCCCGCTTCATGGCGTTTTCAACGTATACGCCGGCCCCGGAATTGTTCATCGATTTGATAATTAGCTGCTCGGCGCTGTCCCCGAATGCTCGGTCAATGGGGAATCGCTCCCGGTTCCTGGCTACAAAATTCCGCCAATTCCGGAGGATGGCCTCAACGGATCGGTTTTCCGTGTCGTAGTGTTCATCGAGGACAACCAGGGATAGGCGCTTTTCCTGGTTAAAAAACCAGCCCACGGCGGAATAGGCGGTGGCGCTGGCGGATCCTCCAAAGTCGGCGCCTAGGGTGATGCGGTGAATCTTCTCGGGCTCTTTGTCCATGACGTTCCCTGGCTCTCCTGGGCGGTTATTGATAAAACTGGTGTATATGCCTCCCTCGGCCCGGACGCGCAAGCCCAGGACGTAACGCTTATAAAAAAGCCCTGTGAATTGTGCCGCGATCTCTGCTTTCCGCTCGTCGCTTAGGGCTGGATTGTCCTCGAGGGTGAAGTGGTAATAGTTGTATCCTGGGATTTTTTCCTTCGCGTATCGGTCGATATATTCGGTGTAAATCCAATGGATTGGGGCGTCCGGGTTCAGGGTCCAAATATTCTGCCTGTCCCGGCTGGCGAACGATCGGGCCAGGGCTGTCTCGATGAAATTCCGGGCCTGGAGGTTCACTTCGTCGGCGTACCAGCCGCCTATGGAAAGGCCCCGGATCTTCTTATAGCTGGCCTCATTGTCGGCCCCGCAATAGTAAATGATTTTATCGCCCAGCTGGAGGTATTTGGATCCGTCCTGGTCTGTCCTTGGCTTGGCCTTCCCGCTTGATATGGCAATAAGGCCGAAATCCCCGATAATGCAATTTCGGTTGACTGACCCTAGGGTATTCCCGCTCATGAGGAATACCTTTTCCGGGCTCTGGATGATGTATTTATACCATTTGACCAGGCTGGTGACGGTTTTTGTGGATCTGACTGCTCCCTCGTAAACGGTTAAAAATCCCTTCGCCTTGATGCTGGCGAGGGCCTTGTCTCCGAGGCGCTTATACATTCGATCGCTCATTCCTCATCCCCTAAAAGCTGGGACAAAATATGCTTGTCGTTTTCGATTTGCTCCGCCTCCGTTGGCCCGCCTGGTTCGAATTCTAGGTCTTTGACCCGGCCGTCTACTCGGTCGAATATTAAGCGCATCATGGCCGTGTCTCCCTGGAGGGCTGCCTGGATGGCCTTGGTCACTATCGCGTCGTATGTCTTCAGCTTCGTTCCGTCCTTGGTCTGGACGGTCTTCTTTAGGGCCTTGCGTAGCTGGGCTGACAAGGAAATCGCCCCTTTCGGTTTCCCTGCGGGGTTTCCCGATTGGCCCGGCTTGAATCTGGTCCGTTCTCCTGGCATTGCTCATTTTCCGCCTGTATTTCGCCTGTAAACCAGGGCGTCTAGGCCGGTCAAAATATGTCGTTGGCCGACGGGACCCATGCTTTTGTCGGCTGGCTGCTCCGGGGGGCTTTTGTCTTCGGGGCGGATCCTCGCTTGGGTCTCCTGGTACTCGCTGCGCTTTTTGCTCTCCCGCCGACAGGGCTTCTCTTGGCCTGCTCGGCCATGCTCATATTTTCGCTACCGCTTGCCATAGGCTTTTCCTCCTTACCTGGTGATTGATGGTTTTATAGGTGTCGATTATCCGGTCGTGAATGTCTTTGTTGAATGCGTAAAGGTCCGCGTTTTCCTCGATCATTACTTGCTCGATATTGCTGCTCGAGCGTAGGTTCGCGGATCCGTGCATAACTATTTTCAATTTTTCATCGGTCTGGAAAAACGCCAGCTTGCAATGGCTCGAGGCTGCGGCTAGTTGGAAACGGTCTCCTTGGTCTAGTCGGTCGTAAATATATTTGACCAGGGCGCCTCGCTCGTGGCTGTAAAAATAGGCGGAAATAATTAGATTCAGCCGGTCGATATATCCTCCCTCGAGGAGATTCGCTAGGCTGTCAACGTTGTTTTCGTTCATGGAAAGGGTGGAAACGGTCATTTCCGGGATATGCCAGTCATTCCCTACGATAAGGGCTTCGATGAAATCCCCAAAATAAAAAGTTCCGTCGACGACTACATAATGGCGGGATCCGGGGGTTATGCGGACATCATCGGCCAGGTCCTGGGCTTTTTTGTAAGCTAAAAGCTGCTCGGGAATCTCGGGCTTGTAGCGTGGCTTAACATAGCGTGATTCAATTTCTGGCTCCGTGGCCTGGGCGTCAATTTCAAGGTTAAAGTTCCCCAGGTCAAGGTCAAATGATACGTCTTCAAATTGGGTAGTTGGCTTTTTTTTAGGCAATGGCTACCTCCTGGGGTGTAGACGGGGAGGCTCCGAATTGCTTTAGTTTTTTGCCTCCCCGGCCATTTTCTACTTCATCGATAAGTCCTCCTTTGATTGGTTCCCCGTTGTGCAATATTTCCGGCTCCATTCCGTTTTCCGTGGCCCAAATATGGAATCTCCGGACAATAACGTCGCAATAGTGGGGGTCAAGTTCGGCCATGTAGCAAGTCCGGCCGGTCTGCTCGGCGGCAATCATGGTTGACCCGCTGCCTCCGAAACCGTCAAAAATGAGGCCCTTTTTCTTGCTGCTGTTCAGGATGAAACCGGCTAAAAGCCGGACGGGCTTCATGGTCGGATGTTCTGCGCTCCGGCTTGGCTTGTCGCATTCAATGACGGTTGTGGGTATGGCGCGGCGCTCTGCCTTGAGGGCTTTTACCAGCTCGAGGAGTTCCTCTTTTTTCATTTCGTCGATGGGTTTCTCCAGGCTATCTTCCCTGACGGTGGTCTGGCTGCGGCCTCCATCCCAAAAATGCGGGGCTCCGGCTTTCCATCCGTAGAGGATTCCCTCATGCTTCCATTGGTAGTCGGCCCGGCCTATGACAAAATTGTTTTTGACCCATACCATTACTTGCCTGACGTCAAGCCCTGTGGCGGTAATGGATCCCCAAAAATTCACCGTCTCCGTTGGCGCGTGGAGGATATAAAAAACGCCGCCCGGTTTCAGGTGTTCGGCTGCGGCGGTAAATGCCTTGGTCAAAAATTCTCGGAACGCTGCATCGCCCATTTTGTCGTTTTCAATGGCTTCTTGTACGCGATTCCCTTTGTCTGCTCGGTTGAGCATTTCGTTTTTGCCTGCATAGTCTACGTTATGTGGCGGATCGGTCAGCCATAGGTCAATAAGGCGGCCCTCGATGAGCCTGGATACGGTTTCCCGGTTTGTGGAATCCCCGCATATTAGGCGATGGGTTCCCCTGCCGGTTGTCAGCGTGTAAACGTCTCCGGGCCTAGTGAACGGTATTTCCTGGATGGCTGGGATATCGTCGTCCCCGGTCGTGTCCTGGTTTGGGCCTGTGAATTTCAGCGTTCCGCCGGTGGGAAGGGCTAGTTCGTCTGGCTCTATTTCTAGGCCCTCCATGAATTCCAAGACACTCTCGACGGTCATTTCCCCGTACTGGCTATTCAGGCGGAGTAGTTTTTGTTTGGCCTCGGCCTCATCCTGGGCGTCGATATAGGCAACGGGGAATAGAGGTAAAGATGTGCCGCGCCGGCGCATTTCGTGGAGGGCTTGGATCCTTCCATGGCCGTCAAGGCATAGATTTCGGCCCTGGCTTTGCCATACAAAAAACGGGAATGAAAATCCGTATTTCTCGATTGAGACGATAATTTTATCAATGTCTTTCCGGGATCTATTTTTTAGTTTTCCCTGGAAATCCTCGATCGCGTCCAGGGGCAGCCTGTCAGCTCCATGGCAGGCGATCTTTATGTCCTGGGTTTGGTCGTTTCGCTGCTCTTTCGGCACGTTCTCCCCTTTGTCGTAAAATGGGACGGGGCCGTCCAGGGCTGGTAGCGTTTCCGGCGGGCTGGTGCGTTCCCGCCGGAATATCCGGGAGGCTCCGGGGGCTTTATCCTGGACGGTCCCGCTGCGAAGTAAAAACATTCCCCTTTTCCGGGGTGGTCCGTCATGCGTAGCGTACTTCATTTTTTCGGTTCTGACGCTATCGTTTTGCCACTTTTTTTTATATCCGGTAGTCTTTTTCCTGATTCCTGGGCAGCCTTTCGGGCCTTGGTCATGATTTCCCGCATTACGGCGGCCCCGTCGATGGTAACGGGCTGCTCCTCGGGGGCCTCGATGCGCTGGAATCTCGGGGTTTCAATTTTTGCGGCTGCTTCTTCCCTGTACTTCTCGAAAATGGCAACGTCGGGGGTTTTCCCGTATACTGACGAATAATTCATGACCATGGTTTTTTTTAGGGCGTCCAGGAAGGCTGGGGATCGGTCCCGTAGGTATTCGATAGCCTCTATGCGCTGCACGGCGCTGGTATATGGCCCGTAATAGGCTTCAAGCCATATCCCGAATTCTTTTATGGTCATGTGACCTCCTTCAACATCGCTCTCGGCACGGTCTTTGCCAGTTGCCGCAAGGCAATGACCTCTTCGCGGAGGTCGCAGGCGGCGGAGAGAACATTACGATTAGCAATATCTTCTTCTCTACAACCAGATTCATCCCACGGTATATAATGGGCAACGGTAGAACCATCCCCGCCAACAATATACCAACCATCAATTTCCCATGGTCCCGGCGTCGTCTTGCCTACCGTGCCAAGAGCCGCTTCGATTCGTTCTTCGCGGGTCATTCCATATTCTCCTTCCGCGCTTGTGCATTATGTCCTTTCACAAATTTACAAGCGGCCTCATAATTAAAGGACTTGTTATCCGACCAACATATGTTTTTCGAACAGCCTTCTATCCAGCCCCACGATGTTCCATCCGTGTTTGGATGTCGGTTTGTATGGACTGACAATTTTGGCCTTATGGGCACAATTTCTTGATTGCTACTGTCTTTCATCCCTACATCCCCGCCCTGGCGAGCAGGGCTTCGAGGCGGGCAAGCATGTTTTCCATCGTGTCATGCTCCTTCCGCGATCATCGCGGTTTTTCTTTCGTTCTTTCCCCATTCTGCGGCTATGTCCTCGAATGTGCCGCGCTGGTTCCGGATCTCTGCCATTACTCGGTCGAAAATCCCCGGCTTGTTTAGGTTGGACGGGGTCAACGGTTGGGTCCTCCAGAATTTATCCCGGCCGGCTGTGACCATGCGGGCGTATTGCTCAATCACGGCTAGGGCTAGGTTGCCCGGATCCTCTCCCCCTAGCCTGGCGAATTTAGCTGCAAGGCCGATGGCCCCTATGTTCTCCGCGCCTGTGTCGGTGAATCCCTTCGGGTTGAAATACTCGAACGCCTGGCATATAGGATCGATTAGGGCCCTCTCTGCTGTCATGCTTGGGGCTGTTTTCAATGGTGGTTCCCGGAACGTGTCGGAGCCTAAAATTTCGCTCGCGCCTTCCGTGGTCCTATGTCCTATGTCCTTAGTCCTATGTCCTATGTCTGCCGGTGCTGGGACTGTTCCGGGACTGTTCCGGGTCTGTTCCGGGACTGACCCTGGCGTGGGCTGGGGTAATTCCTGGTCTGTCCCTGGTACTCTGATAAAATTTTCGGGGTTGAAATCGGGATATCTCGGGGGCGCCTGCATCTCTTTGTGACTGAATGCCTGATGCTCGACCAGGGTGGGAATGAATCCATATTCCGCCCCGTCTGCCTCGAATCGTTGGATATAGCCGCCACGCCATAGGATTTCCAGGGTGTCCTCCATGCGGAAGTCAAGAAACGGGAGGATGTCTAGTTTTAGGGTCCTGGGCTTCCATGGGAATACGCCGTTTCGGCTAGCCTGGGTCCATAGGCCGAGGAATACCAGCATCGGGTGGGATCCTGGATTCTCGACCTCTAGGTCCTGGAGCCCTTCGTGGCGTAGAAAATCGGGTTTGACGTTTCTGATTCTGCTCATGTTTCAGGCTCCTTCGCGCTTGCTCAAAATGGGATATCGTCGTCGAATGGATCGATGGTTGGGGCCTGCTGCGGAGGCTTCGGGGCGTAGCCATGGGGGTTTGGCGCGGGCCTTGTGGACTGGCTCTCCCAGCCTCCCTCCGTCTCATCCTCGCCATTCCTCGCCCCGCTTCCCTTGGGATCCGAAAGGGGTTGTATCTTTTCGCACACAATATAAACCTTACTTCGGGGCTGGCCGTCTTGCTCCCAGCGGTCTTGGCGGATCTCGCCTTTTATGGCGATCTGTTTTCCCTTCTTGGCCCACTTTGTGGCGGTTTCGGCTGATTTCCCGAATAGCTGGAAATCGAAAAAGCTGGTTTCGTTTTTCCATTCCCCGCCGTTGGGCCCTGGGGGAATGGATCTTCCTACGGCTATGGATCCGGCGAGGACGGCGGTTCCTCCTTTCGTGTACTTCAATTCCGCGTCCCTGGTGAGGCGGCCGATTATGACCAGGCTGTTTATGTCCGTCATGCTTCGACCTCGGTCTTTACGAGTTTCCCTGCTTTGTAGTTCCATGTGAAAAGTGGATACATTCGGGAAAGTCTGGCCTCTGCGAATCCGATTGCTTCCTCCTCGTCCTTGGCCTCGAACGTGAACGTTTTAACCTTGTTTAATCCCTTGGTTGTGCAAACTGCTTCGACAAAATACTTTTTCACAGGTCATCCTCCTGGGGGTTTTCGTGGGCCTTCTCGAGGGCCCTCTTGAATGCGTCTATTGCGTGTAAAAGTTCGCTGCCGCTTAGTCGGCGCTCTATGGCTGGCTTGTCTGCTCGTAGGTATAGGATCCCTGCAGCCCTGGGTTTCTCTGCGAGGCTGTAGGCGGCTATTTGGGCTGGATGCCAATGTGCCGCCGGGCCTGTCTTGTAGTCGATCAATATTCTGGCTCCGTGGATCTCCGCGAGGAGGTCATAGGTCCCCGCGTATCGGTAGCCGTTCAGGGTATTTTCAATCATGCGCTCGGTATGGATGGCGTAGGCTCGGGTTTCCTCCATCCATCGGGCAAGGCCGGCGACGTACTGGAGGCCGGCCAATTCCCTGCCTTGGCGATCGTGGCGGATCCCTTCGGCGTAAATCTGGCAAAATTTATGCACGGCGCTCCCTCGGTCCCTGGCTTCTTCGGTGTACCAGCGATCGTCGATTAGCCCCGCCCGCTTGAGGACCTGGGTTACGGAAAGGATCCTTTCCTCTCCGTCTCGGTATTCGTGGCGGGCGGGATCGAAAATCATGCTATTCGCCTCGCCTGGATCAATTCGGTCTTGAATACTACGCCGGGAATCTGGACGGTTCCCTTGAATGCCTTTGCGGCTGCGTTCAGGGCGCTCTCGTTCGGCATAAGGTAGGCGGCTGGGGCCAGCCCTGCGGCGATGGCTTTGATCAGGGCGTTTATGTCGACGACCTCCGCTTTCCAATTTTCGCGGTAGGATACGCCGGCGCCTTTTTGCGGTTCCTGGATATGGATTGTGGGGGTTACTACGGGGGCCGCGAGGATCTCGTCGGCTGCATCGGTAAATCCCATGTCCTCGAGGGCCTGGGCTTCCTCCAGGGCTCTCTCCTCGGCCTCCCTGCGGGCCTTTTCCTCCTCATAGCGGCGGATCTGCTCGAGGCGCTCTTGCTCCTTCCTCCACCAGGTTTTCATCTTGGCGTCAATGTCGGCCTTGAGGGTCTTTATCGGGGCGATCCAATTATCCCGTTGGGCCAGGGCGGCCTTGTGGGCCTTGTGTGCTGCCTCGATGGCGGGGGCGCAGTCCGTTTCGATCTTCTTGATGGCGCGGGCGCATCGGGCGGCGATCTGGTCCGCGAAATTGTAGCTTTCCTGGTCGACGACCTGGAGGGCTTGGGTAGTGGTTTGGATCTCGGCCTTCTCGCGGGTGGCTTCCATTTCGATGGTCTGGTCGAACATTTCTATTTTCTCCTCTGCGCGGTCTGCGCGGTCTGTGCTGCGGTCCTTACTTTTGCGAGCAGGGCCTTTAATTTTTCCGGGTCTTTTTCGTCCTCGGAATTTGCTTCCTGGATCTCCTTACGGGCAGCCGCCGGCAAGGTGGGAAGGGCTGCGAATGCGGTCAATTCTCCCCACAGGTCGTCAATGGTAGGTTCTTCCTGGGGTGCTGCTGGGGCTTGGTTTTGCGGGGGCTGGGCTGCGGTTGAAACCGGCTTGACGTAGTCCTCGGGCTCTTTTGGGGTGTGGAAAAAATCGCCGGCAACGGCGAGGCCGTCCCTGATGCTGTTATAAATGTTCCGGAGCCCTACGATCTCCCCGGCCTGGGTGGCGTCGATTCTGTGGCCCAGGCGGGCCTCGATCTGCTGCTTTGTGACGCCGATTTCCTGGAATTTCTCGACCATTTTTTTAATCGCGCCGGGAAGGTCCCCTACGCTGGCGGTCATGGTCCTTTCGCATTGTGCGACGGCCGCGTCTACTACGTCGCCGGGAATCGTGGCCAGGATGCAAGCCCGGAGGCGGCGGGCTCCCTGGTTGGCGGTCAGCTCGTAAACGTCCCTTTCATCCCGGAGGGCCTTGGGACCCTCTTTGGTGTCTCGGAGGTGTTTGACCTTGAATTCCCGGCGGAAAACTGTATTCGTCTCAAGGTCCCATGCGTAGGCGAGCATTTGGCTTTCGTTCCCTACTCGCTCGACCTCGGTGACTCCTGCGGCCATGTTTCCCCAGGCCCTGGCGATGGCTTCGGCAAGGCGGATCGATGGCCCTGATACCTGAGTCCCTCCCTTGGGGTAGCTGTATATCGCCCGCTCGGCCAGGGTGACGCGTTCGCATTCCTGGAGGATCCTGTCCATGGCCAGGACCTGGTTCCTCGGGTAGTGCCTGGCCATGATGACCTGGGCTTGTACCTCCGCGATCGCCCGATTGCTCTCCACGGCGACCGCTCCGCCTCCCTGGGTGGGGGCTAGGTTCCTCTCATCCTCGAATGGATTCAATTCGTGACCTCCTTGCATGGTTTGGAAACGAGCGCAGCGGCCCGAATCCTTTTGAAATACTCGGCCGGGATAAGTATTTCCGGCCGACCTGGTTCGCGGGAATGTCCCCGGCCCGGATCTTGGTCCTGACCGTGGTGGTCGTGTAGTGGAGCATTTTCGCGGCCTCCTCTACGTCATAAAACATGGTTTCCATTCTTCCTCCCCTTTCTTATCTTGTGTAACCATCCGTTACTGATGGAAGTATATAGTTACTGTTTGCAATATGCAAGCGATTATTTGCAGATTGACATAAAAAGTAACTCTCTGTTATCTTGACTGTATGGCTATAAATGAATCCCCCAAGGGTGGGGCCTCCTCTGGAATTATGGTGCGTGTGAAACCTGGGCTTCGGGCTGCTATCGTGCAGGCAGCGAAAAATGAAGGCCGGACGCTGGCCGGCCTTTGCTTGTGGGCGGTGGTGCAATACCTCCGCGCCAAATATCCGGATCTACTCATGCAGGCCGGGGATGGGGAGGATCTTCCGGGGTGAAAAGTAGGCCCTGGCTCTGGTCCTCTACTGCCTTTATCTGGTCCCGGAGGATCTCCTCGAGGCGGATAATTTCGCGTGATTGGTGAACGTATGCCTCGAGGGTGTTCCGCAGGGCTTGGATCTCTGACCGGGATACGGTGACGGTCGTCGCGGTCAGCTCCTTCCCTTCCTTCGCGTGGAATTCCGAAAATCTGGCCTCGGCACGGATTACTATTCCCCGGCTGGCTAAAAGCTCATCGCGGGGCGTCATGGGTTTGAGTCCTTTGTTTCGGCTAGGATTTCGTCGATTATGGCCATGGCAAGATGGAAAAAACCTTTGTGGCTCGGGTCCTCGGCTCTGGCTATTTCCCTTCTTAGGAACGCGATTCTCTCTAGTCGGTCAATTATCGTTTCCCCTGTGTTCGGGATTACTTGGATACTTCGATCGTCATAGACTGCGATCATGTAAAAGTCTTTTTCGGCCGTGGCGGGTATGGGCTCTCCAAATATCTCCCGCGTCCATGCCTCGATAGCTGCTTCCGATTCCTCTTTCCCTGGGTTATTGCTTGAGACTCTGGCCGTAAAGATTTTTACCTTGACGCCGGCCGCCTGTAGCCGTTTTACTTTTTCAACCATGCGCGGGATTGACGGGCCTATATGGCCAGGCCCTTTCCATCCGTAATACTTTGCGAGGGTCCCGTCTAGGTCGACTCCTATCCATAAATCCATAGTTGCTCCTTCATGCGGGGACCTTTTTCATGGTCCGGAGGGCCCTCCCCCGTCGCTGGAATCGGCCGTCGTAGCAGGGTTCAAGCTCGATTAGGACGTCTGTGTAATAGGGCGCGTAATTGTTATTTATTTTGAGTAGTCCCAACGATGTTGCCCGTAAGTTTTTGATGATGCGGCGCATCGACATATATTTCGCCGGGTAAAGGACCCGCGCTTCATTGCGGATAGCCTCGAATACTTCCGGGTGCTTCCGGTGGAATGCGAGGAATTTCTGGATCTTCGTTTCCTGGGCTGGATCCTGGCCCATGTCGAATTCTGGATGATAAAATTCAATCACGGTAATTTCCTCCTAATATGTGCCGAGGCGGTGGACGCAATGGCCCCATAAAAGGATCCCCTCTGGTCGTTTTGGCTTGGGTGTTTCGTGTCTTCGCGGTGGAGACAAGGAAACGCGGTGACCTCTGTAGTCTCCCGTCGTGTAAAGGGCCTGGGTAAAATCCCGGCGCTTTCGTCCGGTCAGGGCCTGGAATTCCATCCTTGCGGTCGTTATGTCTGGATAATGCTTCCCGTCAATCCATACCTCGATTGGTTGGCCTCCGGGCCTGCCTGCTGCTTCGTGGGCTGTATTCATTCCCGGCCCTCCGTCTGGCTGTATCGGACTTCGGACCTCGAATTCGGCCCGTAGAATGTCCAAAAAATAGCCTTTCCGATGGCCTGGGCTTCGCTGCATACTTTCTTGATAAGGTTTTTCATTGGGCGACCTCTTAGCTGTTGGCGAATGCCACGATTACGGCGACAAAAAACCCGGCTACCATGCCTCCGCCTAATCCCATCCAGAATCGCTCCTCCGCCATAATCCATCCGGCCCGCGTCCCGGTTCGCAGCCTGATTCCCCATAGGGCTTTTCGGATCCTTCGGATTTTCTCGTTCTTGCTTCGCTTCCCCATTTTCTATTCCTCCCTCCATTCGTGGATTGTTACGACTAGGCCGGGAGCCTCCCCGGCTTTTTGGTATACTTTTTCGACTACCATGGCCCCGACCTGGCGGTCGTCCCTCCATAGGCGGATACTTGAGAGCGCGTCCATTACTGGTTTTGTCAGGTTGTCAATGTCGGGCTTTGTGGCGACGAAACGCTCCGCCTTCTTGGTTTTTGGCCTGGGCAAAATAAAAACGGCCTCGAGTCGGATTGGTCCGGATATCTCGAGGCCGCTAAATTCTAACGCTGCGATTCTGACGATGTCTTTCCATGATTCGGCCGTCTCGGGGGTGTAGACTCCAAGGCGGGACCCCCTGTAGCAGGGCCGGGTCCTGGGCTGGGCCTTGGGTGTCCCGATAGCCGAAAATGCGGCGACCGGGATCCATGCCCAGGTTCGCTCCGTGGCCGTCTTTTTCATGCGGCCGACCTCTTGCGAATCCTCGCTTTTGTTCGGCCGTCCATGGTCTCCCATTCCGCCTTGTGGGTGTCTTCGTCGACCGCTTCCCAGGCCAGGACGGTGGATAGCTTCCATCGGCGCGGCCTGGCTGCGAAGTCTGGAACGCCGAAATTCGGTAGTCTCCAGGGGTGTTCGTATATGCTCGACCTGGAAACGCCCCGCCTGGCTGCGATCTCGCTTATGGTGAGGGTTTCCTCTTTGTGGATCTCGGAAAGTATTTTTTTCGTTTCCTTGACCGTCCGCTGCAGGGAGGCGATCGCTCCGGCTAGGTCCTGGCGCGGGCTGGGATCCTCCATGGCTCCGACTATCTGGTCGAGGATCCATGCCTCAACGCTCTGGCCGGCCTCTGTGGCTGCAGCCTTCGCTTTGGCTTCGGTTCCCCTCGGGATATAAATTACAATTTCGATAGGGTCCTCAAGGCTCACGATCTTTTCCATCCTTCCTCCTGTGGCGTCAATCTGACGTCATTATGGCGTCTTTTTGGATAAATGCAAGCCCCAGGAATGGGAAAAATTGTCTTTTTTTGTATTGATTGTTTTTTTGCTTTAGTGTAAAAATCTGCCGTATTCTGGCCCATTAAATAGTAAAATTCTAATAAATAAATCATTGAAAAAAGGAAGCGTCTCTTGCTTATTTGCTTGCATGGGACGAAAATATGGGTCAGGAGGCGTCTAAATGGTGCAATATGATGTTGATTATTCGGGTGGTTCTGGTTCTAGTTCTAGCGTAAATGACGGGGGTCTTGGGCGTTATACGCTACGGATTCCCAAGGCTTTAATGGAAAAAATTCAACGCCGGGCGAAAATCAATAAACGGTCGGTCAATAAGGAAATCGAAGCGATTATTGAGGAAAATATCTTGCCAGGGAATGGCTTTGATCTAGATTCCTGGTCATCTATTTAGGGTCATTCCTGGCCTTGTCCAGGGCGACCTTTGCGGCGTATCCCTGCCTATATACGGTCTGGTCATCCGGGTGGCGGTATATCTTGGATGTAATGACCGATGCGTGGCCCATCAAAAGCATAAGTTCCTTTTCGTCTAGGATCTCGAGGCCGTAGGTCCCGAATGAATGGCGCAGCCAGTAGGGCGTCCAGCCCTCTCCTTCGTAGCCGGTGTTTTTTAGTGCTGTCCTGAATGCCTTCATGTAGGCGGTCCCGCTTATCGGGGCCCCGTTCTTGGTAAAAATAAAATCCATATCGTCGCAAAATTTGCTTTCCGCTCGGAATATCTCCAATTCCTGGATCGTCCGCTCTGAAATATAGCCCGGCTTCACGGCGCCGGATTTTGTCCCTTTGACCGTGTCTTTAGTCCCGGTTTGAATCGCGGTGCGTAGCGGTATAAAACCTCTGGCCATGTCTACCTGTCCCCATCGGAGGGCTCGGACCTCTCCGGGTCTGGCCCCGGTGTCGTTCAGGATGTAAAAAAATGCGATCCATAGGGGGCTTCCCCATACCTTGACCGCTTCCCCGTGGGTGTCCGGGTATAGCCTGGGAAGCACGGAACGCGGGAGGGCGGATCTTGGCTTTTCCGGATCCCGGCTATATCTGACCAGGTCCTCGAGGGGGTTCTGGCTGACCAGGCCCTCGGTCTTCCAAAATGTGAACATAAGGGAAAGGGCGTAAATCAGTTTATTCCGCGTCCCTCGGGCTAGGGGTTTGTGGATCCCCCCGCGATTTATTATGGTCCGGGCGCTCTTTATCCCGTCGTCGATTGTCTTGGTCGTCATGTCCTGGACGTCCAGGGCTCCGAATTCTGGGATTAAATGGTCCTTGACTAGGCCCTGGTATACTCTGACCGTGGCCGGGATCCTGGTTCTCCCTCGGTCCTCCTGGTCTCGGTTCCACGGGCTCCCGTCGTCGAAAAAACCGGATGCCAGGCGATCGAAGCGCGTGTCTTTAATGTGCCGCCGGAGGAGGCTGTGCTTGTTCCTTTCTCCCCATTGAATTGCTGCCTTCTCCGATTCGTAGGGCGAATTGAACCACCAGCCGGGGGCGTCGTCGAAGGCTATCCGGTATCTTCCGTCTGCGATTTTTTGCGCTCTGATTGGTTTTCTTGGTCTAGCCATACCACTATATATAGTATCTGTCCGGCGTTTTGTCACGCGTTTCGCCATGTATATAAAAAAACCGTTCAGATTTCCTTGTATTAAAAGGATTTCCAAACGGTTTGCTATCCCCAAGGGCTAAATAACCTGGACGCGTGCGGACAAAAATGTCCATATTGCCAGGGGTTTCTGTTTATTCCTGGGGCTCGGTCTTGGGTTCCTGATGCCCCAATTATTGAATTTCGCCACTACCACGTGGCGAAACGTTTTTCCTCGGCCGGCCGCCTTTTTTCCCGTTCTCGCGGGCTGCAGCAGCTTTCTTTTCGGTGCGGATTCTGCCCAGGGCTTTCCCTGCCCTTCGGGCTTCCGCTATCCCGTGCGGATCTCTCTCCGCCTCGCGGCGGCAAGCTGCGGCGCTGGCCCGGAGATATTCCGGGTCCCCGTTCCCGTCAATCTCTGCATCCTCGGCGTCCCTCTCGTATGCCTCGGCCGCTCGGAGCATTGCATCCCTGTGGGACAATTCGAATACTTTTTCGCTGCTCATAATATTCTCTCTTCCCTGTTTATTCATCGCGTCGCTCCTTATATGTTGGTGTAGGTTTCTGCGTCTTCGGGGCTTACTTTCCCCGCGTCCACCAGGGCGGCCAGGAGTTCGGTGTCCCAGCCTAAGAATCTTCGCCCGCCGGTGTTGGTCTCGGCGTGGTAGTTGGAAGGCTCGTTGACCGGGACGCCGGTCACGGCATCGCCTTCAACTTTGACGGCCCTGTATCGGCCGTCATTCTCGATCGCCTCGATCAACGCTTTTTTAGTCATCTTCATATCGTCCTCCTTTCAGAAGTAAACTTTGCCACCAAAGTCATGGAAAGTATCAGTATGTATATCATAGTAAGCCTTGCGGGAGTTGCTAAGCATCATGTGGGCTTTGCTGTTGCTTACGCGCTCGCCGTTTAGGTCTTTTGCGGAGCTGACGTTGCCGCCGTTGTACCTGGTCACCGTCAAGCCAAGGAGTTTTTCGATGGCGCTGTCATTGAAGTAGATCCTGGACAGTCCGGCCTTCTCCCACTTTTTCCCGCCCATCGCAATCAGCTTTTCAACTTTGGTTTCCATCATTTCGTCCATATCATCCTCCCTTACTCTATGTATATAATATAAACCCAACGTCCGGTATTGTCAAGTGGTATAATTGACATTTCGGTCTATTTTTTCTGCATGGAATTAAATGCAATATCTAGGTCCTCGGAAAGGTTCGCTTCCTGGTCCGCCAGGGCGTCGCATCCTGCGATGTCTCCGGCTTGGTAA